CCTAAGTGTTCATATTGTTTAAGATATAATTGTAAGTGTGGTGACTAATGACTTTAGATGAGATATATTACGAAAAGTGCAGAACTAAATCTGATATTAATGAACATCTTCCCGTATTGAGAGAATATGGAGATAAAGTTAATCATATTACTGAAATGGGAGTAAGAGGAATTGTTTCTACTTATGCACTATTAGCATCTAGACCCAAAAAGATGATATCGTATGATATTATATACGTTGACACTTCACATATCCACTCCTTAGCCCCAGCAACAGAATATAGATTTATTGTTGGAGATACAAGACAAATATCAATAGAACCCACAGAACTACTGTTTATAGATACGCTTCACAATTACGATCAGCTTAAGACTGAACTGACATTACATGCGCCAAAAACTTCTAAGTTTATTGTGCTGCATGACACTGAAACATTTGGTGTTCATGGTGAAACAGAACAGATTGGACTACTAAAAGCTATTGATGAGTTTTTAGAGATTAATACTGTGTGGGTCAATGATTTGCGCCTTAAAAATAATAACGGTTTAACTATCCTTAAAAAGAGTACATAAAATGCCATATATTAAAGAAGATCTAAGAATACAACTAGATGTCTGTATAGACAAGCTGACAGACTGCATCAATACTCCAAAGGGATTGCAGGGTCGGATGGATAATAATGAATTTGTAAATATACTAGGTGACATTAATTACTCTTTTTCTCGCATTATTAGTAGTCTTATGGGGGATGTTTCATACTCTAAAATTGCCATGATTACTGGTGTATTAGAGAATATTAAGCAAGAGTATTATCGTAGGGTGGCTAGTCCATACGAAGATAAGAAAATTGTTGAAAATGGCGATATTAAAGAATATAAACGCCTAAAATAAAGAGGCCAAAATGTCTAAAAATATTGATGATGTGATTAAAGAAGTAATGAAAAGTAATAAAGAAATTCACAACATAGATAATCATTTAACTAAAGACATTATGGAGCTTAAAAAAAGCATAAAAAATATTGATAATAAGATTAAGTCTTTAGAAAATAAGATTGATCAAGCAATAGAAATTTTAAATACATTCACAATTCTAATTTCTGATATAGACGACATGAATGATGTTGATATAGATGATGAAGAAGAGAATGAGGATTGGACTCCATACGATCAAGCAGAGGATTATCAGTCAGATTATGATGACGAAGATAAATACTAATGGCTAGTTTAGCCCTACTAGTAACAATAATTTTTTTATCTGTGCTAATTATTGGGCCATTAAGTTATATCTTATCATTATTCGATTGGATGCCCAAGCTTGTTGTCTGGATAATGGGGCTTCTCTGCATAATGGTTGGGGGAATGACATTCACGTTGCCAGTGGTCTTTTTAAAAGTTTTGGGTCTGATAGACATAGCCATAGGCTTTAAAATAATAGCCGACAGACGAGAAAAGAAAACTGGAGCTTGACAAGATGGTTTGCCGATGGTATACTTGAGACATCACAGGAACGATAACACTTTTGGAGAATACAGATGAAGTTGGCAGATAGGACGATTGAGACTCACAGCGTTGGAGTTGCAAGCAGGAATCAGTTCAATATTGCTCAGACGAGCAAAATGTTTAAAATCCTTTCAGACTCTCTTTATTCTGATAAGGTCATGGCTGCGATTCGTGAGCTTTCTACTAATGCTTATGATAGTCATATCTCTGCCGGGAATAAGAATCCCTTTAAGGTTACTCTACCCACCGCTGCCAATCCCACCTTTGTGGTGAGAGATTATGGTACTGGTCTTAGTCAGGAAGATATGGAGGACTTGTATACAACCTACGGAGCATCCAACAAGAATGATAGCAATGATTTTGTTGGTTGTCTTGGTCTAGGGTCTAAGAGTCCCTTCGCATATACCAAGAGCTTCACTACTGCATCATACTTCAACGGAAAGAAGTATACTTACATTGCAGCGATTGACGAGAGTGGTGTTCCTACTCTGAATCTTTTTAATACTTCTACTACATCTGAGCCTAATGGTCTTGAGATTAGTTTTGCTGTTAAGCAGCACGACTTTCAAGAGTTTACTGATAAGGCTAAGAGAATCTTCCATTATTTCCGCATGAAACCCATCCTTGAAGGTGGTATTGGCGGGAATCTTATGGATCATAAGTATAGCAATACCAACATTATTATTAGTGGTGAAGGTTGGAGGGTTTGCAGACTCAACAACGATAGTAGCTATTTCCCCAACAATTATCATCGAATTGATAGTGGTATCGTAGCTATCATGGGTAATATTGCCTATCCTGTTCAGACCGCACAGATTGTTGGTCAAGAAAAGGAAGAAATGCCCGACCATATCCAGAAGTGGAATAGAGCTTTCCAGAAAGCAGATATTGATTCTTGGAAGAGCTTTGTGGGAGAGATTCTTAACTCTGGCCTTTATCTGGAACTTGATTTTGGTATCGGTGAACTCGAAATGGATGTTTCGCGTGAGGGTTTGCAGTATACCAAGGACGTAATCAAGACACTGCGTAAAAAGACCCAAGAAATTTATATGGAGATGAAGGAAGAATTCTCCAAGAAAATTCAAGCGTCCAAGAACAAAGTAGAAGCAATTACTTCATATTATACTATGAATGAATTGGCTGGCGGCTGGGGTGTTGGTGCAACTTGGACTGATCCCAAGGGTAAAGATCATCCTATCAACTCTGGTAATGACTTGGAATATAAAATTCCTGCCGGTAAGAGTCTGTACGTTTTTAATTATAAGACGGCTGGCTATCGTTCTCGTCGCCAAGTTGCTCTAACAGACAGAATCCATCACGAAACTCTTACTGGTAAAGGTTCCTATTATTGGAATAACCAGAAGAAAAAGGGCACGATGGCTTTCTTTGTGTGCGACGTTGCTAGTGAAGAAAGTGCCAAGAAAATTCTGACAAGATATTGCAATACTAACGATTGCTTTGCTTATCTGATGATCGACACTAAAGATCATACAAAAAGCAATGAAGGGTTTGATCAACTGGTCGAAGATGTTGGGGCTGAAAATCTGCTCAAGGTTTCAGACTATAAGCATCTGACACAAAGTTCTGGCCCAAGAAAATCTTACAATAGAAATTCTAACGGTAGTGTCAGCGACCAAGACGTATTCTTTATCCACGGTTATGATAAGGATAGTAAGCAGATTACTAATCCTTATAATGATGCTACGCATCTAAGAATTCTTTCGGAAGAACAACTAGAAAACTTTCTGGAACAAGATGAGATTATTTATGTTCCCATGTTGAGGTATGGAACAGAACCTGAGTCTGGTTGTCCAGCGATTGCTGATATTGCTAGAACTCTCCAAGAGGATACTCTAAAGAGTATAACAAAAGACTTGATTGGTAATAGTAAGATTTATGCTATCAAAACAGCTTTCCTTAAAAAGCTTGAGAAGGATAACTACAATCTTATTAACTTCAATGATTTTTTGAAGCGTCAACTGAAAGTTGTAGCACAAAAACACTTTAAGAATCTTGCTTCTATTAACAAGCTTGTTGAATATTGCAAGAAGGATTACGCAGAAGAAGAGAAGAATACCGGAGGATACAGGTATTATCAACATGGAACAACAGATAAGCAGTTTATGTTTCATATTCTGAATATCTTTGGTCTGGATTATGATAAGTTTATTGGCAACAAGACTCTTGTGGATTGCTTGAATAAGACCATGCTCACAGAGTTCTTTGCTAATACTGTTCATGTGAGTCCTTTTAATATTCCCAGGTTCAATCAAACAGAATATCTTTCCCATATCTCTAAGCTTATGAAAGAGGTGGGTATTGATAATGTTGATGGCAAGGAGATTCGTAATGCTAATTTGGCCTACAACACCTTGACAAAAATGATTGTTAATTACTTGTATTCTGGTGATAGTAAGTCAGATGCTTATCTTAAGATTATCCGTGGAACTTCTACTGAAGATTTGAAGAGATGGAGAATCTCTGAGATTAGGGAAAAGATCAAGACTGAGGTAGACAAGAATCCTATGCTGAAACTTATTATGGGCAATCATCAAGTCTCTGGTAATCTGGTAGATCTTAAGTCTAGTCAGAATCCTATTATTGAAGATCGCTCATACTATGGAAAGCAGAGCAGAGATTGGGTTGAGCAGATGAGCCAGGAAAATATTGACCTATTTAAGATTCAGTTGAGTAGTTTGATCAAGTAGTCAGAAATTGTTCAAGACCCCTTGACAAGCTTGCCGATTAGTGTAAAATGACAGTATCACAGGTATCGTAACTAGAAACTAGGAGTTTGGATTATGGCTGTTCCGTTTATGTTTGTTGATGGTAATTTGACGCTGGTTCTTAATAATCAGAGTTATCAGGTGTTGCCAGACCATATCAACTATAAGTTGATTCTGGAAAGACTTCCTACTGCTACGGCAGAGGAACTGTTGGAAGTTGTTGATGTTCAAAAGGCTGTTGCTTCTTTTAGCGATGGTCTTGTGGAGATCAAGAACGGACAGGTTCTCTACGAAGGAGAGGAAGTTCATGGTAGTATTAGCAAGAGAATTCTGGAGTTTATGAGCAAGGGACTGCCTTTCCAGCCCCTCGTTAATTTCCTGAATAATCTCATGGAAAATCCAAGTATGCAGAGTCAGAAGGAACTGTATGATTTCTTGGAGCATGAGCATCTGCCAATCACTGAGGATGGTTATTTCCTCGCTTATAAGGCTGTTCGTTCAGACTTTAAGGATAAGTACCGTGGAGTTTTTGACAATAGTGTTGGTCGAGTTTGCGAAATGCAACGAGCAAAGGTAGACGATGATCGTGGTCGTGGTTGCTCTAATGGGCTTCATGCTGGAGCATTGAATTATGTCGCTGGTTATGGTAGTCTGGAGGCTGGCGACCGTATCGTAATCGTTAAGATTAATCCCAAGGATGTTGTGAGCGTTCCTAGTGATTGCAACTATGAAAAGCTTCGCACTTGCCGCTACGAAGTGGTTGGCGAGTATGAGGGTGAGCTTCTCAAGCCTCTTTACAAGGCCGATTTTAGTCAGGACGATTACGAGGATGATGAGGACGATTATCTGAATGACTATGATGAGAGCTATTGGGATCAGTTTGATGAAGAAGACGAGGACGAGGACGAAGATTATGACGATGAGGATGACCAGTATTGATTCTTGATAGTCAAGATGGTGTTTGGAACTTGTAAGATAATACCTATATAGTTTTTATTATCATACAATAGAGGTTCGATTCCTCTACCATCTTTTTAGATATTGCTCTTGATGGTAGTGTTTACTGTCCCAATATCAAAACTGTAGGCAGGAAGTGGAAAAGGAAAACAAATGTTTAGTGATATTTTGGCTTTTAATCCGTTCGATAAGACTCATAGTGCCATAGGAACAAGAGATCAGATTACTTTGCGAAATAAGTTTTTTGATTCTTTTGGTGGTCAGCAGATTTTCTGTTATAATGGTGATCCTCGTAAGAAG